CCTCGGATAAAATCAGGCGCACCCTTTAAGTACCCCATGCAGTCACGTTTTGCCTGCATGAACGCTCTGCCATACGACGCATAAGCTAAAGGCAAAGCGTTTTTGATTTGTTGCTTTAGCTCTTTGTTGTCAATGCGGTCAATTAAATCGTCAAGCTCTTTGGCGGGTGACCCATCAGAAGCATAAGCGTCACGAATTGCTTTAGTTGATAAAGGCTCAGCGTTGCCCGTTGCACCTTGTGGCTTAGTTTCCCAAGTTGATGATGCCCCATTTAAATTAAAAATGACCTCAGGGCGTCCCGAATTGTAAGGGTTGTGCTTGGTGTAAGTCTTGCGGCACTCTGCGCCTGCCACTAATTCAACCCCTAAACCACGGCAAACCGCCACCTCCTCAGTGTTTTGTGATTCACTAAACCCGTGAGCTAATTCACTAGGCACATTAATTTTACTTTTTTTATTCTTCATGATTCTTCACGGCTCCCCCGTGGCGGGTTGTGTTGCGTTTAGCTAATCACTAAGCCAAGAGGTCTGTTAAGCGTCAGGTCAATTGTCCTCGCTCCCCCTTGTGGTTGGCTGCCTGATACGCTGACGAGTCTGGTGTCAGCGGTTGCAAAGTTTAAAGAATTGTATTCGCTATTTGCTGAGGCAAAAAATTCTTTATTAGCCAACTCAACTGATGCGGTAAATGTCAAAACGTTCACTCCTGCATCTTTATCTGACACTGTACCACTTAAGCTATGGTTTAAACTAGCAGCATGATTGGTGCCGTACCCTATAACTGCGCCAAATCGATCAAGAAAATCAACTTGAGGATTTTCAAGGTCGTAGCTTAAATCTGATAAAAGGATGCCAGTCTCGTCGGCTCCTGCTCCGATTGAAACGTCTGCTCCTAATGCTGTTCCTACAAATGTTGGTGATGGCATAATATATAATAAGTTAAGTTAAAAAATAATGATAGGGGACTAGGTTGGTTTTGTTATTCCTAAGAATGCAGTGATAAAAAATTGGTTTATTCCGCTGCCAATGTCGTTAATCCAACCCCGTTCATATTGGACCGAATCAATGCCTGAGGGTATAACCAAATCACCTGAGGCGAGTCTGGTCCTAAGTGGCTCATCGCCATCTTTACCGTCTCCAAATGCCTCAAGGATTTGACCCCAAACCTCACTCACAACATCAGGGTCTTGTGCTTTCTCGTAATCGTATTCAATGACCAACTCACACTCCATGAAACCAGAGTGCGGAGGAAACTCCGCCCCCGGATTTACGACCACGGCAAGCGTGGACCCATCTGCGAACTCGGCAAGTCCAGAGCCCTCAATGAGTGTAGGTTTGGGATCTAAAAATGGCTCAGCAATTTCTAAAAGCCTTTTTTCCCATAGTTTACAAAAATCCATTTTATCCTGAGACTAAAGTCATTGCATAAATTGCCCCGCCTTGTTCTTGTACATCGACATCAGGACTAACAATCAATTGAAATTGTTCACCGTTAAAATCAACAACAGCACGCTCACCCGCATGGGGTGAGGTGCCAATGTCTTTTTTTAAAACTGCAATAGAAATGGTGACGGTGTTGCGGTATCTGCCGGGACGCTCCTCGCCTTGCCTTTCAACTCCGTCAGGAATTAAGCAGGGAACTGGACCACGCTCGCCAATAGTGACCTTGGCACCTTGCGAGTGTAAACTTGCAAGGATTTCAAAGCCTGCCTCAACGTCACTTTTTACAGACATTCAAATCAATCCTTTTTAGCCTTTTTCTTTTTTGGCTTTGGCTCTGGCTTATCAGGCACGGGGATTGCTTTGCTTGCAGCAATCAAAGCGATGGCTGTTTTATCATCAAAGCTCTGAGGCTTTTCTGATGCCTCAACAGGGTCACCGTTTGCGAATGTGTTTTTAATGACAATAACGTCCATTTTTTTAATTGGTTAAATTTAAAGATTAGGGTCCCCCGTAATGAGGGACCCCGCTCTGTGTTTAATTTAATTACTGAGCCGCTGAATCAGATGATTTAGCAAAGCTTTGTGCGTGTCTTACTCCAATGTCATGGAAGCAATTAGTTGTTACTGCAACCTGACCATTGGCAGCGTTAGAGTAAGGATCAACAGTGACCTTACGAGCTCCCCACGATGCGATAACAAGCTCAGACCAGTTAGCAAAAAGCAACTGGTTAGCAACTGTTAAAGTCTGGTTAAACATAACAACAGGAATACCAAGAACAGAGAACCCTCCGCCCGGTGCTTCACTGATGATCATTTGACTGTCAGAGCTTGCAACCTTTGCAGTTTGTAAACCTTTAGCAATTGATGTGCTTGAGGTTACGTAAGCAAGGTTTTCAAGAACTGCGTTGTCTTTAGCAATCTCATCCCAGATGTTGACATAATCGGCATAAGTAGGAGCTCCACCAAAGGTTATGCTTCCAATGCCTGAGGTATTTGCCACTCCTGTCGGCTGATTACTTGAACCGCTTCCGTCCATTGCTGCCAAGTCAAGAGCAAGAGCCTCACGTTTGATAAGATCATCACGAACAATGTTCTCAACGCTAAGGCTTGACTGATTGACAAGCTGATCAGAGTAGATTGTGCGAACTGCTAAACGCTTAGGGCTTAGAGCAAGCTGACCAAATGTCTGAGCACTGGCTGAGACGGCACCCTCTTCGTCGACCCATGCAGCGGTTGCACCACCGTCAAGCTTTGGAAGATTAACGTTGCCCTGTAATCCTGTGAGCCTTGTGGCTCCCAAGCTTGCAGAAACAAGTTGTGCGTCAAGTTTTTCAATCAATCCACCGACCTCAGTCGCAACGGTGTAGCCACCCTCTGCGTCTGTGCCTGCTTCAAGATCTCTTTTGCCATATTCAGCAGGAATGAAAAAATCATTTCCGCCTAATGAAACGCCTGCATTGCGAGCAGCTTGCTCAGATGCTTCACGCTCAAGACCATCAAGACCTTTACCGCTTTTAATGTCACGGATTGCTTTAACAACAGAAAACTCTCTGAGCTCTTTGCTATTCATTCCAACAGCCTCATTGAGTCCGTCGTGGTTAATTGCAGCACTTGGAGCCTCCCAAGATTCTGTTACTGATCTTCTAAAAGTTTCAAGGTCAGTTCCTTCCTCGATGGCTCTCTCTGCATCTTCTGCAAAACCAAATTTCTCCCCAAGGGATTTAATTCCGTTTTGTCTTTTCATTTCGTCACGTCTAAAACGTGCCTTGTCCTCATTGTTTGGGACGTAAGCTTGCGGTACTGACTCCGCCACGTTGCGGGTCTCAGTCTCGCTCACCTTATTTTCATTTATATCAGACATATTTTTAATGTTCTCCTGATTAATTGTTTTTTCTGGTGTGGATGGTTCAGCGTTTTGGACTCTCACCACGTTCATCGAGTCGCTACTGGCACGCCCCACCCCGACAGTCATATCCATCGGAATTGAAACGAGACTAATTTCAAACGGTTCCCAATCAGTGACACGATACGAGTTTACCCCCTCGTTGTTCGCTTCTGTATCAGTTACCCTGTGAATCCTATAACCAAAACTGACGAGCTTTCTTATTCCGTCTTTAACGTCTTGGAAAAATTCTTGAGCTCTTTGCCCTTTGCCAAATCTAACAACAGCATGACCACGCTTATCATCTCCAATGTAAGCTTTATCAACGACACCAATCTGGTCGTTTGGGTCATGATTCCACAACAGTGGTGCACCTGTGTTGATTCGCTCCATCCTTGCTGCGCTCTTGTCATGGTCTAATATCTCAAGACCCCGCAAGCGTTCGCCCGGCTCCTCACTTGAAAATGAGAGACTGACAGAACGGTCCTCGTCATTGATGGAGTCCTCTCTTATTTCAAGAGATCGATATTGCACCCCAATTTTTTCACCGTCATCAAATAGATTCATTTTTTCTTTTTCTTTTTCTTTTTGTCTTTGTCGTAAAACTTTTGATTAATATCATCCTCATCCTCTTCTTTAGATAGGGAGGTCTCCAATTCACTTGATCTGAAATCTGTAGCAATGAGTCCTTTGCTTTCAACTAGTGCCTCATATTCAGCCCATTCATTGAGTACCTCTTCAATGTCATCACCACGCTCAGCAATAACTCGCTGAGGTGAGGTCAAGCGTGCTTGCAAGTCTGACTTTCTGCCTGCGCTGTCTTTTAAAGGATCAATGTGGTCCCATCGTCTGGCTTGTATGTGAGCGGCTTGGTATTTCTTTTCCTCTTCAAACGCTAAGCCTCCAAGGATGTTGTAAGCCAGTTGAGTCCTCAGCCATGCGTTGAATATGGGTCTTATTCTGCCGTTGATGGCTTCATTTTGTTTGGTCTTCCAACAATCTCGCTCAGTCAATGATCCAAGACGCCCGCTTGAGTAGCTTGTCCCCTCAAGGTCACCACTGAAAGCATTGTAAGAAATGCCAAGGCTTGCGCCTGCCCCTTGCAACGTTTGCTTTGCATGGTCAGGGAGTGCCGTGTTTGGGAATTGAGGCTGTAAAATTTCCCACTTTCTGCCAAGCCCAGAACGTAAAACAAAGCCCGGAGTGACTTGCATCTGATCTGCAAACCTTTCACTCTCTTCATAATCCCAATCATCTGCATTGTCATCAACCCGCTGGAACACGGCACATGATGCCAAGCGTGCAGCCATGTGATGAGCCTCCTCAGTTCTTTCTAAATGTCTTAAACTTTCAAGGGCATAAACTAAATCACTGACCCCTCGCTGTTGCTCTGGTCTTTTTTTTGCAAAGTGGTGCAGGATGTAGCCAGATTTTGACGGGGCTCCAACGCCACCGCTTTTCATGTACTGGTTAAGGCAAGGAATGCGTGACCGCTTGCCCCCTTGATGTGGTTTAATCAACGCACCATCCTGCTCGCCTGTCAGCCAGATGGCAACACACTGACCTTGAGGTGTTAACTCTTTGCCCATCACGACCCTGTTGCCGTTGCTCAACTTTTTTAAATTAAATTCATGATCAATAAAATCGCTTGAGATTGTTCTGATTGCAAAGCGGTGCTCATTATCAAACCCAGGATATACCAAAATAAAAACCTCTCCATCAACAGCAAGTGTGCGCTCATGTAAACGATCCTCATCGTTACCATGCATATCTCCTGACACTGTGCAAAACTCTGGCAGCTTCCACTCTCTCCACTTAGATTCAATAACGTTACGAGCATATTGATCTTTTTCTTTTCGCTTATCAACAGAACGGCTTTGTAATTGGAAGCCATTAGGTCCAACAACATTCATGACTCTTAAGTCCAAATATCTGCCTGTGTATTTGTTAGTTTCTGCAAGGTCTCGGCACATTTTGCGTAAATGTCCAAGGTGCTGAGTGAGTCGATCATTGGCGTCATCTGTTGACATGATCCAATCACTCAACAAGCGTGCAGCTTGTAGATCGTTATAACCTCTTGCGCCCTTGCGACCTTTAAACGCTTTTTTAATTGCTTTGATTGGATTAACCATTTTTAAATCTGACTTGATAACCTTGACGCCCCGGCATATCGGACCCCTCTTTTAATATTGCCCTTGTTCGTTCTCTTGAGACCTCTGCCTTAAGTCTGTCACGTAAATCAAACCGCTCGCTGATGCCCATCTTTGTGATGTCTACGCCTGCAATCGAAATGCTTTCTTGTGCTGTTACTAAATCACCCGCAAGACTTGCCTCAACTAATGCCAAGGCTTTGACGGCAAAACTGTCACCAACGTCAACGGCTGAGGGGTCTGGTAACACGTCAACAGTGCCAGATTCCGCAACAATTGCGCCCTCTGATTGCTTTTCTGCCCTTGCGTGCCATTGCCAACGCCCCGGCATGAACATCGTTGAATCCTCTGCGGATATGGTCACCGCAAAATCGTCACCGCTTGCGGTCGCTTTAATTTCAACGGTTGGCTCTGAGGGTCTTTTAAAATAATAAATGAGTGACCAAGTCGATGCAGGATAATCAGAATAATTGACCGTCCATTTTGTGGTATCGCCTGCCCTAAATTTTGGCGGAACGTTGGTTTTTGTTTCAATAGCCATTCAAATTAAAATTTGCATCAATTCAACAAAATTTGATAGGGGAGCACTCATTTTGCTTTTGGTTGTTTTGATTTGTTTATGTTTTCTAAAAGTTTTTGCAAAAATTCTGGCGGTGTGATCATTTCAAAGCCTAAAAACTCAAGGCACCACTCTGCGCCTGCTGATCTCCAGAAAGTGACCTCATTAATCAAGTCGTGAGTCGTTAAAATGACCCCAGACTGAAAGCCACCAAGCTCACCTCGATTGTTTGGGTCTGCCCAAGTGGTTAAAAATAAATCATCATTGAGCAGTTTGTTTTTTTTTGCGTGGTGAATGATCACGGCTGACGCCTTAAGCATTTCAAAAACAAGTCGCTGTTGATTAGTAAAAGCTTTCAAAGCCAACCCTTACCTCCTTGAAATCCTCTTGTTGGTTGGTATTGGCGCACGGGACGAGGTTGCTCAGGATCAACTTGACCATTGGCAAGTCCATCTAGGGCTTTTTTTGCTGCCTCCTCGGTGCGTTTATCTGACTTAAACGCAGCTAGTGCATACGTAAAACAATCAAGGGGCTCATTCCTTGGAGCTCCTGCGGTGTGCACAAAGGTTGTGACCACTCTGCCATCCCTTGCCCTTTTGGTGTCACGTTCCTCAGCAAGTAAACCCGCAAAAAATTCACTCCCAAACATTTCAACCCCGTCCTCAATGGCATCTGTAAAGTAAGCAGAGAATGGGGTGTCAGTGTCTTTGTCGATGATGTCATAAACTTGATCTTTTAACTCATCAACTCCTAAGGTCATGACGTTTGCCCCTGTGCTTGCGTCTTTGCGCTTACTCCCAAGGGCAGGCGCACCAACAGCAGGGCTTCCCATCACTGCCATGACTTGAGGCTGTCGTGGTTTGGTCCAACTTTGGACTGTGTTTTTTTGAAATCGGCTGTCTATAAAAAGCCGCCTAATGCCTAACTGTGCCCCGTTCGGATGCTTCCACTTGCGTCTCCTTAAGCGGTCCAAAGCTTTCCACGTTTGTGGCGAGTCCCATCGCCCTTGAATCTCGGTATAATTTAAACCGTAAAAGCCTGAGGGTCCTGATCCCATAATAAAAACAGCAATAAATTTGCCGTTAACGTCAGCCCCTCCCCATATCCTTGTAATCTCCTCAGGTAATAATCCCGCAGGATCATAGTCATCTCGATCAGCCATCAGCCCCTCAGGGTCAGCTTTCTCCTCATATTCTTCCTCGTAACTTTCAGCCCAAAGCGTGTTTATTAAAACTCGTCTTGCTTTCTTTGGGTTTTCAGAGTTGTCAGCTTGTTCGGCTGAGGCAGCAACCTCGTGCAAGTAACTCACAAACTTGTCAGCGTGCTCACCAACGTGAGCCATGCAGTTGATATGGTACCCTCTCCGCCCACCGTATTGATCTGATGGCAATTCACCCGCTACAATAATTTGATCATCTCGATCTCGAAAATGACCTGTCTCCAAAACTGACTCCTTGCGATCTTTATCAGTAAACGTTTTAGAGCACTCAGGGCATTCAACTTGCGCCTCGTGAGCTTTGCCACTGGTCCAAACTATATCTTTAGGGTGAAAGCTTTGAGGCTCGTTACATTTTGGGCATTCATAAAACCAAGCGCATCCATCAGACTGGTCAATCGCTGCGTCAATTTTAGAGCCGCCAACGATTGAGGGATAAGAGGCAAGCCAATGATGTTGACGTTTGCGTCCCCTTGTCCGTCTTAAAAACATCTGCAACTTGTCACCCTCATCTCTTATCTCTGAGGTAATGGCATCAATCTCGTCAGCATCAGCAACGTCAACCTCAAGGGTCCTTATTCGTCCCGCTGAGTTTGCGCCCACGCCTGTGATCTCTGCCCCATTTTCCCAAGCTTTAAAAAGCACGTTATCCTTAACCATTGGCAGGCTTGCCACCACGGGCGTCTCTTTAAGGATTGGCATGAGCTTTTTAAAAAACCAATCCGCTGAAAGGTTTTCAGCCGGGAACATTTTGCCAATTTTGAGTTTTAGCTGTTCAATGGCAAAAGCATAAGCAACAGAGAAAAGGTAAGTCTTGCCCGCTCCTGAGTAAGCACGAAGCGCAACGCTTGCAATCTTTGGATTAAAAAGGTCAGCCGCAGGAGCCACTTGATAAGGTCGAAAATAAAAAGGCGTACCGTCCCCGTTCCTGATGTGAGCTTGTGCCCACTCTTCAAAAGGCAATCGAGGGGTTGCCCTCAATGCTGAGCTCCATGCTTCAAATAAAGCTTGAGCATGATTTTGCTCACT